TGATTGCCAGTCCACTCGTAGTCAGCTACGGTGCTAGCGTTACCTGCTATTGGATACCAGGTGTCTGAGGTCTCGTCATAGACGTAACCAATCTTACCAGTTGTAGAAATTGTAGTCATTATGCACCAATCTCCTTCCACTCTTCATCTGTTGCGTCATAAACATACATAGTTAGTGGAGATGAGTTCTTATCTACCCAAAGAAGTCCGTCAACTAGTCCAGTTGTTGGTGCGTCATTTTGATATGCAGCGACAGTTCCAATAATGGCACTGACAGAGCTGTTTGAGTCTACCCAGATTGCTCCATCTACTGGGTTTGATGGTGCTTCATCTTGGTATTCGCTTAGAGATTCTACGCCATCTAGTCTAATGTCTAGTGCCTTTAGGTGACCTGCAACTGAGTTTGCAATAATACCGCCAGAGCCACCGATCTGATCTTCGGTTGGTGCGGTTGTGCTTCCATAGTGGTAAAGCTTCAGGGCAGCCTGAATGTCAGCTGCTTCCGTGTAGTCAGGAATCTGCGTTGTGTAGATGTTTCCAATAGAACTAGACAATTAATATCACCAATGAAATTATACCACAGTAATCGACAGATGACAGATAGTTTCTCCAGTCATTGCAGACCATGTCGAGCCATCTAAAGATGCTGCATATATGGTTAGTGGTAGGGAAAGTGTGTTGTTAGTTTTTGAGACTGATCCAATTGAAACTGATGCAGCTACTGGCTCTCCCACGTTGATCAACTCAAGTTGAATATTGAAGTCTTCTGCAGTCGGGGTAGACGGAAGGCTTGGCAAATAAATGCTTGCATCTGCTACAGACACAGTCGTAGTTGCAACACCATCGGTAAAGGTAATTTCCTTATTCTGAGCAAAAACATTTGGGATTAGCTTTAGCAGTGGCTCCCAGGTATTTGAAGATGGACCTGCAATTAGCTGATACATATATAGATACTCTGCATCGGCTGTGTTGATGTTAATAAAGACATCTCCTACTGCTGGATCTTCCAAGAACTCATAATCGTTTGGATTCTGATCTCCAGTTAGGATTACGCTTCCACGGTCACCCTTTGGACCAAAGTCTACATCTAGATTAATTGATGCAGGTCCGCCAATAACAGTTACGTCATCATTCGATAGAATAACTTCTGTCATTATACCGCTCCAACAACGTCAGCGGTTACCTCGATATTTCCAGTAAGAAGTGTGTAGATTGTGTTGTCGCCAGATCTGGTTACCTGGACATCGTATACGTAAGTAGTTCCTGCTGTAAGCTGTCGTCCGATAGCTGCAGGAATCTTACAAAGAACAGCACCATTTGAAATAGATGCGGTACATTCGTACTGTGTAGCACCTGCCCCTCTGGCTGTAGCAATCTTAAAGGCTACGGAAAAGTTAGTTAGAGAGAATGCCGAACCGTCTGAATTCTTCGGGTAGATGTTGAACTCGTAGGTGTCACCCTCGTAGTAGCTAATGTTATAAGTTGCTGGAAATGCCATAAGATTATTATACACTAAAAGATTAAACTAATTAGTGTTTTTTACTTTAAACACTTTGCCAGCCACTTTAATGATCGGTGGCTTGTTTTCAATGTTTGTAGAGATTTTAATGGAGGATGACATTATAGACCTCCAGTCACATCACCAATGACAGCTATGGTTCCAATAATTGGTGTCCAGATTTCATCATCAATAGTTATTTCTAGGTCAAAGGCTAGTTCTGCAACAATAGAACCTGATCCAGTACCCCAGTTACTAGTGATATCAGAAGATGCTACGATATCTACATATCCATCATAAGATATAACTTCTAGTTCATCAAGAACATCTCCTCTACTATCATAAGCAGAAGATGCAAATAGCCAATCAGAGGTATCAAAGTAAGTTACTTCATCATTTTCAAAGAACTCAACACGTAGTTTTGAGGTATCTCCTCTAACGATATTCCACTTCAGAGAGATAGGCTTATTTCCAAATTCTTGGATAAGATTGCATTGAGTCATAGTACTTAAATTATATCACCAAAAATAAAAAACTAGTGCTCAGGGCGGTGGGTATGAGAGACAACCCTGAACACTAGTAATTATTAGTATATCATAAATAACAGAATGATAACTTGCTTGATTTTGAAGGGGTTGCTAAATCGTTATAAAAATCGTTATAAAACTTTTATCAAAAAAGTACTTGACAAGAACGATTCGTGTGTTAGTATATATAATATTAATTAATAAAAGCTAATAACTAGTTTATATATCTTATATATTTATATATATTATATATAAGAAATTATCTTTTAGCTAGATAATCTATAAATTTATCGTAGAGGTCGTCAATCTTTGACTCTAGTTTGTCAGTCTTGTCTTCTAACCTGGTTACTTGATCCTTCATGCTCTGTCCACTATTAGGCTTTAGCTCGTGCTTGATCTCTTCAAAGTAATGTTTGACGAGCCAACGAACGCCCATTGACGCTGATGCAATTATTGTGGATACTCCGACGATTATGCCGATCCAGGATTCTACTGACATATACTTATAATTATATAACAGTTTTATAACTCGGCGGTAAAGTTCTCGGCTGAAAATAGAGGTTTTAACACGGCGACGAAATAGAGAACCTAACCACACCACTGCACTAAGAGTGCAATATGTGGACATAATCTCTCTATCCGTGATATACTTTACACATGGGAGACGATGTAAAGTTTTTAGACCTTTTTGATCCAAACCAGCCTAGGTCCGATAAAGAGATTATCGATGCAAGGCTGAGTGTTTGTAATGAATGTCCATGGCTTAACAAGGCATTGCAGAAATGTCGTAAGTGTGGTTGCTTTATGCATTTGAAAACTACTCTCCTGAACGCAAAGTGTCCAATTGGAAAGTGGTAGGTATGAAAAAAGAAGAACTAGCTCCAGGAATCGTCCTGGTACGTGATGTAATTCCAGGGTATGAACAACTAATCCCTTACATTGAAATGTCTGTGCAAATGGGGCAGGTAGACTGGGAAAAAGCAGACGTAAGATCTTATGATGATAACGAACGCTCTACAAACGACAGTGTAAGAGATACACATATCATTGGTATTCCACATAATATGCAATACCAGGATCCAAATTTACCCGAACTCTCATTTGAGGATAGAATGAACTCTATCTTTACCATGTTCTTCTCCCAATATGAGTATGACTACGCTAGAGAGTACAAGGCTTTGATGTCGAAACACGAAGCTTACTCTATTTTGCGATATCAGAAGGACCAACACTTTGCTGAGCACGTTGATGATCATCCAGAAAGAATGCGAAGAGTCTCTACCGTATACTACCTCAACGATAATTACTCAGGAGGAGAGTTGGAGTTTCCAAGATTTGGACTAAAGATCAAACCAGAAGCTAACTCTATGCTCCTTTTCCCCTCTAACCACGTATATAATCATATTGTGCATCCTGTATCAGATGGTGTGAGATATGCTGTAGCGAGCTTTGTGGGATAAGGGATCAAGCAAGCTTGACCCAATACCGTCGAAAGTTTAAACCATGCTAATGAGAATTATCAAATTTGTCAAATACTATCTAGAGCCTAGTGATAAGTACGTTAGGGCTTTAGCGTATAATGCAGCTAAGGAGTATTTCTCTACACCTGTTAGGACATCAGATAATCCATACCCCCGAGTTTTTGAATATGATCAGAGAAGAAATGCCTTCTTGAACTATCAAAGATCATTTAATCATTTGCATCGTTGGAACTATGCTAAGGATAAGCTTAAGCAAAGTCTGTAAATGTATTAGTGTAATGGTGCATGTATATACTTTTGTTATAGTTTTGTTACATTTCATACCGTGCAAAATCTGAAAAATTTTGTATTTGGCAAAATCTGAATATTTTGTAAAGATGTATGATACACGATCTACAAAAACAATTCCCAATATATAGTGCGACCACATCCCTAGCCTGGTGCCACCTAACTAAATAAAAAATCTTTGCCTACTACGGCGTGTCGCCTTGCTAAATGTCTGTAGTGTGTGCTAGATTTATCTTAGTAAAGGAAAGGATATCAGATGTTTGCAGTGTGCGAGTTGTGTGATGTAGTAGTAGAGAAGGTTCTTATTGCAGAGGCTGGTGAGTATGGTTGTGAAATCTGCTGGTCAGAGTATGGTGAGATTCACTAATACCCTCGGCGTGTCGGTTTGACAAATGTCGGACCCATACACTAAAATAAAACTATAAATAAATAAGGGCAGTTATCTCAGCGGTAGAGAGACTAAAGGTAACTAGGAAGACTAACGGTTCTGATACCGTCAAGTAACTAGGCGTTATGCGAGGGTTCGAATCCCTCACTGCTCACTCAAACAAAAAGAAAGGCAACACATGAATCTAGAAATCATCCTCAAAGACGGAACCACCATCTACCCATCGTATGACCCACAGCACAAGGCAGAAGTTCTAAAGTTCTACAAGTCAATGTATGAAAAGGGTCAAATCACTGGATGGGCTATCATCTAATGGACACTCAAGAACTAGAATACCTAATCGGTCTTATTGACATAATGCTAATTGATGATGTAAACTTTTCTCAGGAAGGGAAATAATAATGAAGTATGTAATCCGTAGAGCAATCCTTGGTGTAGTATCTATCCCAGTAGTAGCAGGAACCTATGTTGCCCTGTATGCGTTTCTCGTATTGGCAGGGGCAGACTCATGGATGTCTTTTGATGAAGTGTTTGCTAATGGTGTAAACATTGCTATTGTTGTAGCAATCATCCTAGTCTTCTACCCTCAGTTTTCTAGGCTGGTAGACAAACTATCCGCATAACCCCTATCGACTTGACAAACCAGTCAAGATCGAGCGCTCAGATTTGTTATCAATTTGTTACCAAAATAGGCTTGACAATGTCCTAGGTATGTGCTTAGATAGAAGTATAGAAAGAAAGGTAAGAAATGAACAAGAACCTCCTAGACCTACAAGCCCTAGAAGCAGAACTAGAGGCAACCCTAGCATACTTTGAGCGTGTGGACTACAATGTCAGCAAGAAGCAGATTGATGACGCTATGAAACTAACCAAAGCAGTAAAGGCTCTCGGCTCTACCAAGAAGTGGTAAATGTCTGAGGGTAATGCTAATCTAAACTTATAAGAAAGGTAAAAGAAATGATTGTTTCACTAACTAACGGACAGGTTGTTCCACTACACTGGGATGACCGCTACTACTCAGGCAACTGCCCTGAGTGTAACGAAGAAGTCTACGCTAGGACTTCATCTGAAGTAGCAGAGATTCTAGACATTCACTGCTAATACGGCGTGTCGTGTTGACAAAACAGCACGATTCGAGCGCCCAGCCCTATATGTAGTAGCTCTGATCGTTTAAGATACTAGATCTAGATCCCCAGATTCGTTATCGTTTTGTTATCAAATAATGCTTGACAATGTCTGTGATGTGTGATAGGTTATAGATAGATAGAAAGGAAACTAAATGATAACACTAACCTTCGAGACTTGGGAAGAATTCGACAAGGCTATTGCTGGAATCGTCACCCTTGAGACCGCAATCGCTAACGGCGTGTCGCAGGACTAAATGTCCTAGGTGACTGATAAGATAAATAAAAGGCTTCAAAAAGAAAGGACATTCACATGTCACTAGTTACAACAAACAACCAGGGTATCAAGGTTCTAGCAACCAACCCATTCTTCTACACCTACCTAGACGGTAACCAGTATCTCGTCTGCTGTGGTGAATACCAAGATGTTCAGCGTTGCTTCGCTCACGACAACAAGGCAGGCTGTGCCTTCTGTGAGACAGACACCTCCGCTCCTTGTGAGTGTGAGTAAATGTCTGACCCATCTGCTAAGTTTGTAGTAAATCGAAAGGAATCAAAATGGACAAGTTTCAAAATGTAGACGCAGACCTTCGTATCTGTGCTTACTGTATGGATACTACTTACTCGTATGTCTGCCCTAACTGTAATGAGTATGACGGACTAATGCCGTTTACCTCGAATACCGAGGAATACTTGGGCGTAGACTTGCTAGAGTATTTGTAGCAACTGCTAGGGCAACACGCCCGACCCAGGCGCTCCGATCGAACAGCTTTTGTCAAGTTAAGAAGCTTAAAAGTTTTTTCCAGATTATCGGCGTGTCGTAGCTATAATGTCTGACCCCTATGCTAGATTTATAGTAGTTAGAAAGAAGGAATCCAATGACCGTTATGTTTCGTAAGACCACTTGTAATGGATGTGGACACTCTCAGGAAACCAATGTTTCTTACCGTCAGGACAAGAAGATGTGGCAGGCAACTCACACGCTAGCATTCTGCCTAGAACAGAAACAGCTAGCCATGGCGTTTAGCTAAAATGTCTGACCCCTGTGATAAAGTTTAGATAGTTAGAAAGAAGGATAAGATGAACAAGTTCGACAAGTTAGACCTAGCCCTAAAGTTGCTAAAGTCAGAAATGACAAGCGACCTAGCCTATGCCACAATGGTTGGCTACCTATCGGCTATGGTAGATGACAAGAGAGCAGACGCTGTTCTTGACCTCGTTCAGAAGAAGGTGACCAAGTGAGCATCGCTGAACTAGAGGAACTAATCTTCAAGATTGACTTGATGTTGTCTGACAACCCTGCTAAACTATTCTCAACAGAAGAAAGCGAGTAACAATGATTTTTTACAACGGATTCAACCTATTGGTAGATATCGTCCTTGTTAGCCTAGTGTATCTTTTTGCACACGGCGTTGGATTCCGCCGAGGTATCGAAGAGAACAAGCCTCCGTTCTAAACGGTAACACAATATCTAGTGGTGGTAACCAAGCCTGCTACTAGATGTTGTGCCGAGCGCCCGATCGTGATCTATTCGTTATAAATCTGTTACGACACGACTTGCTTTTCCCCCAAATGTGTGATAGGTTTATCTTAGTTGAAAGGATACCCTATGTTTCTATCAGAGATGACCCCAGAAGAAGTCCAGGCTGAGTTTGAGGCTTTCCTCGCTTGGGAGGAGGAGCAGGCTGCCCTTGACGCAGCCATGACTCCTGAGCAGAAGGAGTATCTGCGACAGGCGGAAGACCGCCACCTTCGTGATGAGGCTATCGGGGAGATGTACGCATCTATGTATGCTTTCGACTAGGAGGGCAGCGCCCCACCCTAACTGATTGATTTACGAAGCTTACGACACTTCCCCCAAATCCCCTAAATGTCTGATGTAGAGTGTATAATAAAACTATGAAGAAAAACAAGAAGCCAATGAGCAAGACTAACAACGCCATTCGTAAGGCACACTCAGCTGAGTTGTTCCGTTCTCTTATGCTATCCCCTCACCTAGTTGAAACCCCTGCTAACCGCAAGGGTAGCCGTCAGAGCAATAAGCGTAAGGCTATTGCCGAATCACTATAATGTCCGACCCTACTGCTAATCTATAAGTATCTAAGAAGGGATACACTATGATTGACTGGACTCTAGTCTATGACAAGATGGAAGACGCTAAGGCTATTGCCTTTGATACCTGCCACAAAATCTACGTCTTGATGGATGACGCACAAGTTGCGAAAATGCGTGAGTATGAGTATGACCCTCTCTACACTAGCGACGAGATGTCTGCTGGTGAGATGTATGAAACTATCAAGCATTGGTATGCCGAGTCTTGTGGTTTGAGATTTGTTGAGGCTGTTTCAACTGTCGAAGGTGACCCTAACCTTGGCTTTGAAACTTTGATTGGACAGGGTGAGAGTGAAACCGATGAGTGTGTTGAGTGTGGAGATGAGTATTGTGAAGGAGAGTGTCTAGATGAAGAACGTTGCGAACGTTGTGGCGATGACGACCTCTATGATGGCGACCTATGTAAAGACTGCTATGAAGATTCGCTAGAAGACGAAGAATAAATGTCTGAGGCATAAAGTAAACTTATCTTATCAACGAAAGGAAAACACCATGGGTTCACTACAAGCAGCAGAGATGGCAGAGCTAATGACTACCGAGGATGGTCTAGCGTGGCACTTGCGTTCTAACCACTATCCACCTGTTCCACTAGTAATGATTCAGCCTTGCTTGGAAGCAATTGAAGCAGCACTTGCCGTTGACTGGCACAAGCAAATCAAGTTGCCTTTTGACGGTGAGCGTGACGGCAAGCCATTCCAGATTACTTGGCGTGGTCAGGATACCGCACCAGCATGGGCAATCATCGAAGGACACCACCTTGACGCTTGGGTAACTCTTGACGAAGAGGGGTTGGAGGACTAACCTCCACCCTTCGGGGCGCTCCGAACTTCGAGATCGATTTACGACACGATTAAAAAAGCTCCCGATTATGTTGACAATGTCTGACCCTACTGCTAAACTAAATAAGTAAAGAAAGGCAACCCCTAATGGCTCTTATCAGAAGCAAAGACCGTAAAGTTACTAACGCTGTTTCACCTAACGGCAAGACCCCTACTATCGCTAACACCTTTGGGCTACCTGCTGGCAAGGCATTCTCTTGCCCTGGGGCTACCTCGGTTTGCGAGAAGATGTGCTACGCTGGCAAACTTGAGAAGGTTTACAAGGGCGTTAGAAACATCCTAGTTAGCAACTATGAGCAACTAATCAATGCAAGTCTTGATGAGATGATTGAGTTGCTTGATGAGATGATTATTGATTTCAAGAAGGATTGCGACAAGCGTAATGCAGAAAAGCTGTTCCGCATTCACTGGGACGGTGATTTCTTCAATGAGACTTACGCTATGGCTTGGCGTGTTGTTATCTTCAAACACTCTGATGTTCAGTTCTGGGTTTACACTCGTTCAGACTTTGCCATTCCTCACCTAGTTGGGCTAGAGAACCTTGGGCTGTATTTCTCTACAGATTCCGCTAATCGTGCTCTTGGTATCAAACTAAAGAAGCAGTATGGTATCAAACTGGCTTACCTTGCTAACACCTTTGCAGAAGGTAAGGATGATTTCAAGACTATTCAGGATAAGGCTGCAGTTCCTTGCCCTGAAAATAACCGTAAGTTGAAACTAATCACTGACAAGGGTTCAGCGTGTGTCCTTTGCTCGCAGTGTGTGTTTTCTCGTAACGACATTCTGTTTTCGGCTAGTAAGAAGTAGGGGTAATGCAAGAGAGAGAAGAAATGCCAGAAGATACACTAAGTGGCAGTATGGACTTTATTGCTCTAGTCTTTACTGTTCCTTGGTTGCTTGTTCTTATAACTGTAGTTGTTTTAGTGTGTATCACATGACTACCCCTTCGGGGGCGCTCCGCACCTGATCGGCAAACAATGAGTTACGACACGAAAATATTTTCCCCTAAATGCTTGACAATGTCGTAGCTACATGTAATAATAGATACATAAAGAAAGAGGAACCCCACATGTCATACGTATACCAAAACGATGTTGCTTTTGTTGCACACGACGGCTCATACTCTCAGAACGAGGAGATTGTTGTCTTCGGTATGGATGACCTAACTGAAGAGCAGTGGAGCATTCTATCTGAGTTGTCTGATTCAGAGCGTATTGTATTTGCTCTCGCTTGCCTAAATGGAGAAGACATCCAAGAATACTTGGACGAGTTCTATCTATAATGTCTGACCCCCTAGGTATAATAAGACGTATCACCAAAAGAAAGAAGAAAACAATGGAAGAATCTACCCCAAACACTCACCCAGTGCTCCAGCAGTTGAACGATAAGATTGCTGACCTTGAAGCAAAGATTGCTGACGGATTCAAACTAGACGTAGAGCGTATTCAAACTATCAACCGCATTCGCAACGAAAAGTGGGAATACGAAGAGCGTGTAAAGAACGTCCTAGCAGAAGCATTTGATAGCCATGACGGTGACACCGTTGCGCACATTGCTGACCAGTTGGACATCAAGTTGACTAAGACTGAGACCTACGAGGTAAACGTCACTTTCACTATTGAGATTGAGACTGACCTAGGTGAGGACTTTAGCCCTGACTGGGACATTGAGTTTACCGCTTCGCATGACGACTTGGTTGACTACACGGCTGATGTCATCTACAGTAAAAAGACTTCGTAGGGTTCTTATCCTTTCTTTCCCCCTACGAAAAAGAGACCTGGGCATGTCTATGTAAACTGCCTCCCTTCGGGGAGCGCCCCCCAGCTGCGACACGCCAAAAAAACTTTTAAGAAATGCTTGACATTTCCCCCAAAATGCCCCATAATAGATACATACAGAAACAGGGAAGCAAGAAAAAATAATTCAAAAAACTTTGAAAATGTGCTTGACAACTCCCAAAGTTTCTGTCATAATAGATACATCAGGAAAACCTGAGCGTAAATAAATCGAGAAAAATCCTAATGCTGATTAGGTGAAGGAAGCAAAATGTCAAACGCAACTCTAACTGTTGGCTCACAGTTCACTACTCTAAAGAGTGGTGTGTCGGGTATTATTCAGGAAGTTGTTCAGAACAAGACTGGCTCATTCCGAGTTCGTCTAGATGTAAACGGACAGCCTCGCTGGACTACTGTAAAGTAGTAAACTCTGCTGGGTATCAGAATAAACTGCCCACAACACTTGACTTACAACCCCAAATAGTCTACAATAGATACACAACCCCAAAAGAAAGAAGAATAAAATGGCTCGTGCTATTTCAGTAAAGATTCCTGTATCAACCCTAATCGCAGACATTGAAGCGTCTATCGCAAAGATTGACGAGGCTGTTGCTGCCTACGCTGACGAATACAAGGCTTACAAGGAAAACCTAAAGGCTTTTGACTCTGCCCTATCAGCAAAGGTTATTGAGGCTATTAGTGACTCAAGCAACATTGGAACTGACTACAACTCGCCTATCCGTATCTCTACCAACTACAATGGTCGTATCTCAGTAGACTTTGACTCTGAGGCACTTGGCTTCCCTGCTCGCCCAACTGAGCCTGCTAAGCCAAACGAGAAGACCTACTTTGGTCGTGAATACACCACTCGTAAGGAAATCCTTGAGAAGAACCTGCGTATCTTGCGTATGACTCTTCAGGAAGAAGTTTCGGCTTCATCTTACTCGTCAGTTATTGACCTTATCTAAACCATAGGTTTACGCCTAAACACCTGAGCAAGTGTCTAAACTGCTCAACACAAACTATCCCAACAAACAAAGGAAACACATGACTAAGAAGATTGTTATTGCAACTGAGAAGTGGAACACCAAGAACGGTGAAGTCTACAAGGCGGTAGTTCGAACCGCAGAAGGTAAGTTCCTTGGTGCTACCAACCAGACCACGAACATTCCTGCCAAGCCAAAGGCTAAGCGTAAGCGTAGCCCTAGTCTAATCCTTGTTGGGAAGTAGACAAAACAACCTGAGCAAGTTGTGAAAAGGCTCAACAACCAAGCATCTTGTAAGTGTCCTAGGCAACGGCTTACAAGCGTGAGGGCTAACACGATAACGAAGCAAGTCCCAGACAACCGCAAGGCTCTGGGGCGAACTAATCCCCTTATCAGAAATGGTAGGGGGATTTACTTTTGCCCAAAATCGGAGCGCCCGCCCAGCTCGATCCTGGTTACGAAGCTAGTTACGACACGCCAAAATATTTTCCTAAATAGTCTTGACAATGTCTGAGGGTTCTGTCATAATAGTCTTATCAGAAATCCCCACTAAGAAAGGTGACCCACATGGCTCACGAACTAGAAACCGTAGACGGACAGACCGCTTTTGCTTCACTCCGCCAGCCTGCTTGGCATGGACTTGGAACTGTGTTTCAGGATGAAGTAAACACTAACGAGATGTTGAAACTCGCACACCTAGACAACTGGAACGTTCGCCTTGAGGACGTTGCTATCCCTGATAACTTTGAGTCTGACAAGTCTTACTCTTTTGTTACTCGCACTAACCCATTTGACCGCACTAAGAACGATGTTCTTGGCGTTGTTGGTGAACGTTATGTTCCGCTTCAGAACGAGGACTTGTTCTCATTCGGTGACAACCTGCTAGACGGTGGTGGACGTTGGGAAACCGCAGGCTCTATTCGTGGCGGTCGTGTTGTCTTCGGTTCTATTGCTCTAACCGATTCTATCACACTTGACCCTAACGGCATTGCTGATAAGATTGACAACTATTTGCTAATCAACACCTCTCACGATGGTTCGATTGCTATTCAGGCTTCGATTACTCCTGTTCGTGTTGTTTGTGCTAACACTCTAAACCTTGCTCTATCTTCATTCAAGGGTAAGAAGAATGCTCCTAAGCAAACTTTCAAGATTCGCCACACTCAGACCGCAGAGGGTAAAATCGCTGTGGCACGTGAGGCTCTTGGCTTGGCTAAGGTTTACCTAGACGAGTTCTCAACTATGGCTCAGGACATGATTCAGACTGAGATTACCAAAAAGCAGTTTGATGACATTGTTGCTCTTGCCTACCCTGCCCCAGAAAAGGACGCTAAGGGTTCATTCAAGAAGTATGACGCAAAGGTTGATTTGCTTCAGGCTATCTATGTTGGTGACTACAACAACACCATTTCGGGAACCGCTTGGGGTGCTTACAACGCACTAACCGAACGCCTAGACTGGTATCGTTCGGGACGTGGTGGCTCTAACGAGTCTATCCTCGCTTCGGCTTCGGGCTTTGACCCAATGGTGAACGCAGAAAAGAACCGTCTGATGAAGATTGTTCAAACCGCTGTAATGGCGTAATCCACAGACCTAGGCAAGTCTATAAACTGCCTGCCCTAGTGGCTTGACAGCTGATCCAAAATCGGGCGCTCCATATATACAATCATAATAATCTTAATTACGATGTCTAATTCTTTTTCCCCAAATCACGGCGTGTCGATTTGTAAATGTCTGAGGGGTATGCCATAATATATGTATAGAAAGGATAGACATGATAAAGACTTATAGATTCATCAATGACTATGCTGTGATTACCTTTACCGTCCCTGGTGAGGCACACTGGTCTGAGGATGAATGGGATACCGCAGCCCTAGATGACCTGAAGTCATACGTTACTACCCCAGAACAATACTACATGGATGATTGCTTTGACACAGAGGATTTTATAAATGTCTAATGATTTTGATGAACTAATGAAACTCATAATGTCCGAGGGTCTTGCTAAAATAGACTCACTATCAGATGAAGAAATAAGAAAGGCTATGTCAGATGAGTAAGATTGTTTTGGACCCAGACGCAGATTTCACTGGTAACAACCTTGTAGAACTATGCGAGTTGCTACTAACAGAGATTCAGGAGTTCCGTCAAGAGCGTGTTGGTCTTGACATCAACGATGGCTTTGGTGATTACCTAGAGGGTCTTATCTCTGCTAGGGAGACTGTTCTTGGTCGTCTTGGTGTGCCCCTTGAAGTTTACAGTGATGGTGATTGCTAGTGATTGAGACTAGAAAGATAAAGACTGATTTATGGTATGACCTGTATCAGTGTAAAGAATGTGGCAAGACATGGAAGAGTTACTTCAAGAAGATTGGACACAATAAATGTCGGTAGGTAATGCTAAAGTAGACACTATGAACAAATGCTATCAATGCGAAGAAACCCTAGACTATGACCCAGTAGACTCGGTTCACCCCCTATGCCAAGACTGCCAGTATGAGTTTGATGACTGGCTACAATACGAGATGATGAGGTTTGGATAAACAATGAAGAAGTTTTATGTGCTAACAGGCGAGCTAGTAGAGATTATCGCTGAGAATGAGTATGAGATGTGGGACAAACTTGCTGACGGAGACTACACGGAAGTAGAAACCTTGAGTGAGATTCAGGGGGTAGAAGATGTCAAAGAGTAAAAAGATTGCTAAGTATGCCTCTATGTGTAGTATGGAAGGGCATGAGGAATACATGAACTATACCCCACAGCAAATGGCATACTACTACAAAGACATCTTATCAGAGATGATTGATAAGTTTGATACTATCGAAGCAATGGCTAACAAGAAATGGTGGAAGAAATGAACCTAGATGTATTGACCCCAAGCATGTGGGAGATGTTACGCAAGTTGGAGTATGACCAGCTAAAGAAGTTTCAGATGATGATGCAACCAATCGAGGAGGAATACTGATGGATAACGAAACAGTAGCAGAACTATTTGAGATGTTCCACAATGGAGACATCACCGTCAACGATCTAATGACTGACTTGGACATTGGTGGATTTGATGGAGACATCATAGACTTCCTGTAACCAGGACCCTTCGGGGGCGCTCATATGTTATGTAAAGTATTTAATAATAAAAAAACCTTTACGAACCTATTGACTTTTTCCCCAGTTTCTGGGATAATATAGCTATGGAAAAGAAATTTGCAAGCAAGAAGCCATCCGTTAGCTCAACTGGATGGAACCGTGTGTACCATGACGAAGGTGTATCTGTATATAGTTCAGATACATACTTTGATTTCTACAAGCTATCTACCCCTGGCAGCAGGGCTAAGTACTTCTTTGGTGAGACTGCCTGGATGGACGTGCAGAGGCAGGCAGTGGACATCGTTGGGATGAGAGCTTATCAAATATTTGATTAAGATCACTTGACAAAGCCCCCCAAATACTCTATACTATATACATAACCCCAATAAGAAAGGCTCCACTATGGGAACTCGTGGACTAACTAAAGTAATTGACAAAGACAACATCCTAAAGGTAGCCCAATACGGACAATGGGACCACTATCCAGAGGGACAGGGTGTCAAGATTCTATCTATCCTTACTACTGACCGCTATGCTGTAGAAGAGTTAGAACTAGCACTAGACAAGTGTTACTTTATCTCTGATACTGATAGAGAGGTTATCTATAATGACTACAATACTCGCTACCCCGAAACTACGCACATGAAGAAGTTTTCTTCTATGCTTCCTAGTTTTAGTAGAGATACTTGTGGCGACATCCTAAACGTAGTTCGTTGGTCCTCTGGACCTGTTCCGCTTATTGATGAGCGTGAGTTTGAGTTTGACGACCTTATGTGTGAGGGTGTCTATGAGGTAAACTATAACACTAATAAGTTTATTAGTAAGTATGGTGACCTAACCGTAGAGTTTCCTCTAGACGCTTTGCCTACCCAAGAGCAGTATCTACAGGGCTTCCTTATGGCAAGGGCAGAAAAAGATTTGCAAGAAGTAGTTGACAACGCAAACGTTTTGTTCTAAAATAGATATATAACCCCAACAGAAGGAAACCCCATGCACGTATTGCAGCGCATTGCTGTTCAAGCAGATGATAAAGACCTAGCCTTTCGCACAGTCAAAGATAATCTAGAGACACTTCTAGGAGATGTGTCTACCGATACCAATACCTGGTTTGACTGGTTTGTTACAGGCGGTGGACGTTGGAACCCTAACGAGGGTAGCCAATACAATGACGACGACCAGTCTATGACTATCTCTTATGATGAGAATCCACAGGCTTTCCTTACCGCTGTTGACGAGGGTATTTCTAACAGACTTCTTGAGTTTGAACAATACCGCAAATACCACAATGAGAAGAACGTTGATATCAATGCCTATCTAGATAAGTATGACGGACAGATGTCATTTGATTTCTCTTTATATGAACTATCAAAGATGATTGATATGATGTATGGCAAGTGGGATTTCAACTCCTACTTCTTTGATATGCAGCACGATACAACTAATACAAAATATATGCTAGAAAGTATTGACAACGGCAACAAAAACTGGTATATTGTATTTGTAGACTTCCACTTCTAAGATAGGAAACCCCAATGAGCAAGTTTTACACCTACGACGCTTGGTTCGAGACCTTCAAGCCAATCACTAATAGTATTCGTAATAACAAAGACTACCCTTTCGAGACCTATGGCGAAGAGTTCGACGTTGTCAAGCAGGCAGATGAGAAGCACATCTGGACCGAGGTTGATGGCGATGAGGGTTGCTACATCGTAGCTGGATTCCATTTTGTAAATCGTATTCAGTACTACATCACCGAGAACCCTTGGGAAGACGAGTACACTGAAGTTCCTACCTACTGCTACCGCATGTGTGACTGTACTGAAGAAGAGGGCTTTGAGGACGGTAACCCAGACTGCCAAGAATGTGAGTACGGAACTATTGACATTCCATGTGATACCGTGGTAGCATTGAAGGACATCTATGGGGAGGACAACAATGACATCATTGCCTAGTATCGTTAGCGCAGAATACGACCTAAACCTTTTCTATGCAGAGAACTATAGCGTAGAGACTGATAAGATTACTTGGGATAAGAACCTAACATGTCAGCCGTCTATCTACGTGACAACTTCAGACAGCAGGGTCCTGCGTTACTACCTTGACGCATTCAAACTAAACAGAGCACAGACTAAGTCTATTGCGCACTACTTCCCAGGGGACGAGTGGGGCAGTGACTTCTTCATTGCACTAGAGTTGTTTAACGCTATTACAATCGATAGGGACGCTAGCATTGATGAGATGTTGGCTAAGCTCCCAGACCCTATGACTATCGATCTTAGTAACGATAAGTACATTAACTGGATTAATTAAATAAGCTTCCCTTGTCGAGCATGCTCCGAGGGATGGTACCCAAACAGTAAGGGGTTGCTAGGGTGGGTACCCAAATGGGGGAAGTTGAGAGTTACCTTTCTTACTCTTGACTTCCCCCTCTAAACTTGATACAATAAGCATTAGGAGAATACAAATGAGCAAACGAGGAATGACAAAGAATGAAAAGACCGCAGTCAAGATTGCTGAAATACTAAATGATGTGACCCTAGACCTAGACCAAGTGGGTATTTATCTTGGTAGACTAGCACCAACAATTTCATACAACCGCCTAATGATTGTAGCAGAGTCAGCAGAGTTTGAGAAGCACGATAACAAAGTAAACGAACTAGAGATGCTCTTCTAAATGTCAGCGGTATTTGGTATAATAGAAACCTACTAAGGAGAACCAATGGCAACTACATTCGAAAACAAAATCAGTATCCTATCAGACCTATGGCTAAACTATCGTGATGATGAAGAGTTCAAAGACTTCATCGAATACAACGACATTGGTTTGCCTATTGCCTTTGCTTTGTCAGAAGACATCGTAAAGGGAACAGAGGTGTCTGATAAGTTTGTCAATGAAACCTTTGACCTGTTGTTAGCAGGTTTGGAGATGGAAGACACAGAAGAGGGCTATGACACTCTCGATGATGTTCTAGGGTTTGGGTTTGAGGAGTAATCCTCAGCCCAAGCTCCACGAGCGCCACAAACCTTTATATTTGTCAAGTCCTATAATTATAACAATTTGATTACGAAGGATCAATATTTTTCCCCAAAGTTGGCATTACGATCCATCTTATTATTCTCCCAAATAACATTACGAAGGAGATCAAAAAATCGCTGAAAGTTTTATTAGTCATTGTTTGGCAAGGTATCAAACCAGGCTTGTCAAACCATCTATATCCTGATATACTATATATATGAGTCCTAGAGGTTATTGGAGTAAAGAGTATATATCTCCACACTTTACATCAGAAGAGTATAAGTATACAGAAGCTTATCAACATGAGGTAGAGTTCTATACTAGTACTACTAATAGATTACGATCCATCATTACATACCCCCGAAAAGTGTATAATCGCTTTGTGGTTTGGATCGCTAGCTGGTATGTCTAATTATATTGGTTTGGATAATGCCAAGGGCATCCCAAAAGTATACCATTTCCCCCTAGTATAACTATAAACACTATAGTATTACGAAAGAACACATTTATCCCTGATTAATGGTTATTTATATAAGGTTTTATATAATATAGCCTATAAAACCAGGGATTTTTTATTGTTTTATATGGGGATATTAGGGCATTATATCAGGGTATGTATGGTTTGGATATGGGGGATAGCCTGGTTTGGATGGTTTTGGGGATACTAGATATAGTGGTTTGTATTACGAACGCCCCTATATATAGGTATTATTACCCAAACCACTTTCCTCCATTTCACTCCACTAGAAACACCATTACGATCAGTAAGATTTATTTCCTGAATAACCACTTCAGAAAGGTATCAAAACAGCCTTCTAGAGGGTCATAGAGGGACTTTCATGCATAGATTGATGAATCCCCTTACGAAGGTTTCGGGGTATCCAAACAACCTTATATGGGGTTCTGAGCTTATGTCCTGATAGCTTACTACGCAGATATCCCAATTCAAGCATAGCCAGTCTCTTTGGATATACGACCTTACCAACAAAGTAATTCATTCTCTTTATTACTACTAACATTTGTTCTTTCTTATACTAGTGATTGTGCTTCTTCTTGATGCCCCCAGATTTTTTGAAGATATCCTTCAATAGATCAATAGGCTTGGCTAGCTCTTCATCTGGCAAAGAACCATACTTGTGAAGTAGTTTAAGTAGTATTCCTGCTACAAAAAGATCATCGTGAAAGGCAATCCATGGAAACAGAATGTCCCATGGATCAATAGGTAGAAGAAGCCACCCTATACAAAGCGAAGCAACTATCTTTACCCATAGGGGAGACCTCTTAAACTGCTCCTTGTAGGGCTTTAGTTTCTTTCTCAATTAGTTCCTCAATGGGATGTAAGTCTTGTACATCCATTACTAGTCTTTCACCATAACCGTAGTCTTTCTTATAGTGATTGCTAAAGAATGTTTCTTTATCAATATACCCCCAGATTTTAAACCTAGGGTCTTGCTCAGACTTCGTCTTATCGTTACCTACATATTGTACCAAAATTGCGATGTCAGACTTAAATAGTCTGGCAGCGTTAAAGATAAGACTCTTTAGCTGGCTAGTCTTTACCTGGATGGTGGTACCATTGTGCTCCATGTCAGAGCCGTCATCCCCACCGACCATTACGGTGGTATCTACGGCGTAGCCAAGAGCTTGTCCAATAGCCTGTTCTCCCAGATGTCCGATAACATTAATACCTTCAGAAGTATTATTACGATCAAACATCCTGTCAGTCACGTTATGCTGTTGCTTTGCAATACGCATGTCCTTTACAAACTTTAGGGTTTGTTCTACACGTTCTGGGGATACTGTTACTTCAATCATAGTTTCCTTAGTGGTTTTATATAAGTATATCGGGGATAGGGGAGATTGTCAAGCGTGTCGCTTGTGGGTTCTCTTATTTTACCGCCGAGCTTAATGACTCAAGACATTCCTTAAAGATCTCTACCCATTTTTCGACCGAAACCTTGTTGTCATATTCCATGTCACGACCAATGTATTTGTACCACTCTACCTCTACCCCAGAAGCATAGTGCTTAAAGTTAGGCTTATCCATCTGACACTCATCTACATGGGCAATAGTCTTAAGGAAGTTTGCATAGTTGATATCACGCATACAGGTACAGTGCACATGGCTACCAGCAGTGCCCTTCGGTATCTTGAATTGTTTATATAGTATGTCTATACAATCACACTCGTCCTCTACCGTTCCCTTTTTCCATCCATGTCCTGGCTTGGTATCAAAGTTCCATCCATCGTCACCACCATAGTCTACATAATGCATTTCACGGAATAGTGCTTGGTAGCAGTCACCATCATGCTTATTAGTCTTTTCCCAGGTATTACGAAGATCGTCATAGTCACAGGTACAATCACCCCAATAAAATGGACGCATCTCAAATACGTCATTGTTATGGTATGCACCATATCCGTGCTCTCCACCAAGGAATCCCTGGATAGCAATTTCACTACCAGTCTCATCAATCTTCTTGGTAAGAGCTATCATTAGGTTTGATACCAGGTCATCTGATACCTCTGGGAATACTAGAGTTATATCACTCATTGCTTTCTCTCACTCTCTAGAGCGTGCAGACGCTTCTTGATATCCCGAAGCTCCTGGCTAATCTTCTCGGTATTGCGGTCTGCCAATGCTCCACGATCTTTTAGTTCTCCACTTACATAGACAACCCACATAGAGATAGCCACAAAAATGAAGATGCCTAGGACAGTTACAAGCCCATCAATTGGAATCTCAATCATTACTCTTTACCCCCTAATAGTCTTTTTAGTCTTTCATTTACTTTTGGTGGTTCAGCTAGGAGTTTTTCTAACTTCTCATACTCTTCCGCAGATACCTTGAAAATTTGTGGCTCCATATGTTGCCAGCTATTCAGTTCATCATAGACTGCAAGGTGTGCCTTAAGTCCACTCTCACTTAGATATTTGCTGGCATACTCATACTCTTCTTTATTAACATAGATAATATCATTAAGCTTCTGCTTTTTCTCCATCTCATCTGCCAATTGCTTTAGGGCATTGATAAAGTTATCGTATGTCAGTTCTTCTGCCACTTCTTTTTTCCATTCATTCTTTTCACGTGTACGAAAACCATCACATACATCATCATTGCAACATTTGCAGCGAGGATTATTCTTACCACCACGCATCATACCTGTCATTTACGATACCCTGTCCAAAAATCAAAGGAGTGGTGTCCAAAGAAGAACATAACACTCTTATACTTATGATGTCTCTCAACAACAATACCAAAAAGCTTAGCAGGATCTATCCTATTAATGGTATGTTTATATTTAATCATAAGTATATTCTACTCTCAATACCGCCAATTGTCAAGGATATTAGTTAAATTTACCAGACCTAATAACTCTAATAAGATCATTAGACGTAAAGTGGTCTCTAATAATTCCACTATCACCCTGCTCATCTAGGTCTATAATGGTTCTATTTCTTTCTATCCAATCAATGATCTCAGCATTACGAAAAGCTTTGCCCTTTGTCCAACCATTCCAATAATGCTCGCAGTTCTTCTGATGCCCACCACATTCATCACAATAGCGTAATGAGTAGTATAGCTCATCAATGTCAGTCATCAATTACATCTACCTGCTTTATCATAATGGCATGGTAGTTCTCGTATAGCTCTTTAATCTCTGGATGATTGCTATCCCATAGTCCACCCTCAAGCCACTTAATGAATAGAAACTCACTAATTTGATCTTTGACCTTGCTAATTGTATAGCTATCTAGTTTCATGGTTATCCTTATCAAATATATTAATGAACAAATCTTCTTTTACTTCTACCGCTCTATGCTTCACAACAATATCAAATCCAGTGCCATAGTATCCATTACCATCGTCACCCTTGATATCTGCTACTGATGTTGAGATACCGCCAGAGTATACGAAAAGTTGATAGGTATGAAACTCTCCATACTCGTCTTCCTCAATATCTTTAACTTCGACATTAGTAATAACATTGTCAAACTTATTAATATTGTCAAGATAGTAATCCCCAGCACCGCAACTACATCCCCCCTGGTTAGGAACAATCTGTAGGATGGTACCATTATCGAGAATCAGGTCAGATAACTCAGCCTTTACAATCTTTCGACCAACAAGGATCTCCTTGATACGGTCTGCCTGGTAATAGCCAACACTTTCAATTAGTTCCTGTTTCATTTGTCTGTTCCTTCGTGTTCCCCAAAAGTTTTGTGAAAAGTGTAAGGGAATCTCTTTTCTTCAAGTTCAATACGGACTTCTTCTTTATACTCGTCAAGTGCTCCAGCAATACCAAAAGCCATACCCTTTGAGATAGGCACTTCTTCATCATTTACAACCAGGATATACTCCAGCTCTAGTTCGGGAATGCCAAGGTTGTCTGTATATGGTGGATAGTTAAGTTTGTATGCTGACTTATTAACTGTTTTAATGGAAATGTTATTCTTCATTATTCTGCCTTATAGATGTGAGTGCTATTGGGCTTTCCAATTGCTTCTCCTTCAAGTTTAACAATGTATCCAAGTTTTGTCAACTCTCTTACGGTCATGTCTTGTGCTGGACGAAATAGCCTCATGGCTTCGTCATCAGCCTTCTTCTTTTGCCACTCGATACCGTCCTCCCAGCCAGAGACACGTCCGCTACCAATGCCATCCTCATATGCCTGGATTTCCTTCTTCTTAGCTTTACGCCACTTCAGAACTGGTCCACCACCATTACAGCTGTGTAGATGGTCAGAAGTCATATCCTCCTCTGGAATACCGCAGTTGCACTCTACAAAAGACTCGGAAATCTCTTCGTAGTATTCTCCACAACACTCTGGATCTCCACATCCCCAAATGGTGTCATCTTGTTTTACATAATATAGGGTCATTTACTTCTCTTTCTTGTTGGGCTTATACATCTGACGATAGACTCTCATTGCTCCGTTAAAGTCAGATATCCAACTAAATAAATAAGATACTGAATACAGGATGCCTATGATTAGCATGAACTCAAGAATTCCTGCAAAAAATAAATCAATCCAGATCCAGTCTGGACCAAAGAGTCGACTAATCATTTACTTCTCTCCTTTGATGCGAGTAATTAGTTCACAGCCAATACAGTTTTGTGTATGAGCCATAATCAGTTCTTCCGATGGCTTAGTGGCATACCTTTCTTGTGGCGGATAATAGATGTCGTGCCAGTAGTTATCTTGTAGCGACTTGATAATGCGCTCACGCTCTTGCCTCTTGGTGATTTCCAGAAACTCATTGATAGCCTGTACGTCCTTTTTAGATATGGTTGAATCCAGGACTAGCATGTCTTGTTCTACTCTAATCATAACTACTCTCCGTTTGCTATGTCTCTAAATCGTTGTGGTGGATGAATTCTCCTTGGGAACATTGCATCAATAGCCTTTGCTACGCATACCTCGGCACCATCGCCGTATCTATGTGTGAAAGGTATCCCATCGATATGCCAATCCTCTAAACGAGTAGGCTTGTCGCCATCAATAACAAGGTAGTCATTGATATCGTTATCATCAGTGCCACCTCGAACACGACCGATGTGAATCTGATTGATTAGAGTGTCATTTACCCTAAT